CTGGAGCGCCGGCGCAGGCGCGGCCCGCCCCCCCCCCCCCCCCCCGCCCCCCCCCGATCGCCATCGTGAGGCGCCTCAGCGGCCGATGGCCCAGGCGTAGACGCCCACTGATTCGTTGTCCGTAACGGAGTCAAGCCTATGGAAAGCACTGAGCCGCACACAATTCGGCAGCGGATGGATGCTGACGGCGTGATCGTTGACTGCGAATGCGGACGCCCCACCCGTGAACACCTCGTTCATCGGCCTGATCCACATCACCTCCCGCCAGCCCGTATGCCTGTTGACGGAACAGTTCACCCAGACAAACTTCAGTCCACCCAGGAATGACGGCAGCGCGATCATTCCACAGTCTCCACTCGATGACTGGATGGGACGCGGCGGACTGGCAAATGTTCCTGGCGTAACGCTCTTGCGCGTCTCGACCCTGAAGCCTGCAGCCTCGAAAATGCTGGCCATGGCCTGGCGGACCCAGTTGGTTGTCGCCACCTTGAAGCTGTCGTCGTTGTTGGCAGGGCGCGGCGCGGTCACGTTCGCCGTCCCCGAGAACGTCGCGCCTCCGTAGACCGTCGCGCTTCCGGATACGGTCATGCCGCCCGTGATGGAGGGCGAGACCTTTGGAGCTGCATAGTCAGTCAGCCCGTACTTCGACACGGCCTCGGGCGCCGTGATGTCCCCGACCTTCTTGGCCGGCACGTAGACCTTCGCGCCGTTCTGGTGGTTGAAGTCGACGATGGTTCCGGCCTCGATGCCGATCGTCCCGGAAAACGTTGGGCTGGCACTCGGAGCCGCGCCCTTCACATCCGAAACGGTCAGTGTTACCGCGCCGATGCGGCCGGCGACCGAGCGCACGCCGTACTTCTTCATCCACGCGGCGGTCAGGACGGACGTCTCGTTCGGATCCGCAAAATCGGCCAGGGCCGCATAGATCCGACCGGAGAAGGTGCCTCCAGCAGCAGGCACGACGCCGGAGACGTCGGATGCCGTCAGTGTCACCGCCCCGGTCCTGCCGGCCACCGTGGTCACAGCATTGGGTTGTGCGCCAGCGGTCACGCCGTCCAGTTTGGCCTTGTCATCCGCCGACATGAAGCCCGCCGCGCTTTGGGTGGCCACGGCATGTGCATTGCCGCCAGCGCCCACGTGCTCGGCCGGCGCCTTGCCCTGCAGGGCCTTGATCAGCTCGGCCACCTGGTCCTTCAGCCAGCGCGTGCGGTTGGCCAGGTTGCGCATCGGCGCGTTTGATATCCCGTTGGGTCCACCGACGACCGAATCGGTCAGCTCGATCTGGTAGACGCCCTCGTCAAACTTCGACTCTTCTGGCAGCGTGGCCATTTATGCAGCTCCGTGGTTGAACTCGCCGTTGTAGCGGTACTGCCCGTCGTAGAAGCGGGCGTCGGTGAAATAGAGGTCCAGCAGGTGGCAGCGTGCCGGGGCGGTGGCCAGCAGCATCTTGCGGATGGCTTCGCCCTGGGCGCGCGTGATCGGGCGTGACATGTTGAAGGCGTACCGCGCCCAGCCTTTCGGGTCGCCGTAGGTGTGCACGCCATCGTGGCGGAACGAGCCGTCGTAGCGAATGCCGCTGTTTCCTTCAATGAGGCGCGCATCGCCGTAGCCTGCGTTGGCCAGCACGCGCTTGATGGCCCACACGGTACCCTTGCGACGGTGGATCATCACGGCATCACGGATCGATGCGCGCTTGGCGTCCTCGCTCCAATCCTCGCGCCACTCATCGATGCTGAAGGCCCAGGCGAGCCACGGCAGCAGCGCAACCGGGCAGGTCTCAGGGTTCCAGGTCTCGCGCAGCGGCACCGGCACGCTGGCAGCGCGCTCGGTGGCGCCTTCCAGGGCGCGCTCCTGGGGCGTTGCATTGGGCGGCAGCAGCGACCGATGCGGTGGCACCGGCGCATTCCGGACGGGATCAGTCACCGACGCCTCCGATGGTCACGGTGATGCCGTTGCAGTGCGGCGCCTGGTTCCAGGCGACGACCTGGTCGGCAGCGGGCGCGATGAGCGAGACGTTCTGGACGCCAGGCTGATGCAGCGCGGCAAAGACGCCGCTGCGCGTGATGTCCCGCCCCAGACGATGCTGCTCCTCGGCGTAGCGTGCAGCAGCCGCACGGGCGGCTGCCAACACCTCGGCCTGGCCGGCGCCCGCAAACACGGTCAGCACGGCCTCGATGCGGTATTCGATGATCTGCGCCAGCCGCACATCCACGGTGTCACATAGCGGCCGGACCTCCTCGGCGTTGAGCGCATTGACGACAGTCTGGCGCGTGGCCTCGCTGTCTGCGCCGCCGCCCGTGCCGGTGCGCGTGAGCACGGCCACGTTGACGGTGCCGGGGGTGAGGCTGTCGACGGCCACATCCTTCACGTCGCCGCTGGCCGACAGTGCGTGATAGACGTAGCTGCCCCGGCTTCCGGCGGCGGTGTATCCCTCCAGCGAGAGGGTCACGCGGTTGCGCAGTTCCTCGTCGGTCTCGTAGACGGCCGGTGTGGGCGGGATGGTCCGGTCATCGGCCGGGCGGATCAGCAGGCGCGCCACGCCAAAATTGGCAGCGATCTGATCCAGGTCGGCGCCAGCGGCGTAGGCCAGCATGACGCTGCGTGCCGCCTCGTTGATCCGCTGACGGATGAGCAGTTCGCGGTACGCGGCCACCTCCAGGATCTTGTAGGCGGGATCAGCCTCAGTGAGCGCGGTGAACGCGCTGTCACGCCCCCGCAGGTCCGCGAGCATCTCAGCCAGGATCGCTTCGAAGTCGAGCGCCTCGACCACATCGGGCGCTGCCAGCCGCGACAGATCGATCTGCGAGAAGGCATTGGTGATCATCGGCGCACCTCGATACCGTCCAGAAGGATCGGGCGCCCCTCGGGCAGGTACGTGCCCCGGATGTCCAGCGTGATGGAACCCGGGGCAGCACGACTGGCCGTGACACGCTCGACGACGATGCGGCTCTCCCAGCGCTGAAGCGCCTCGATGGCGGCAGCGTAGATCTGCACCAGCGTGCCCCGGTTCATCGGCGCGTCGATGAGCGCAAAGGGGCGGCTGCCGTAGTCGCGGCGCATCACCCGGCTGCCCAGCGGCGTGGCGAGGATGTCGCGCACGCTCTGGCGCAGGTGATCGATGCCGCCCAGGCGGCGGCCTGTAGTGGAGCTGGTCCCGTTCAT